TTATCTATGATACCCGCTGTATGCCCGATTCCGTCTAGAACAGATTTTTTAGCATTAATAGTAGAAATATCATAATTCTGAGCAAAATCAAACCTTGTTTGTTGTGCTGCTGAATCGATATAAATGTAATCAACACTATATTTGTCTATCATTCGGCGAATTTCTATAGCATGCTGTTCTGTAGTTCTTTCAGCGTCCATGTACTCATCTATAAGATAAAATTTTTGCTGATCCCAATCATAAGCTATGACGCACAATGCTGTTGGATCTTTATACCCAACATCTAATCCCGCGAACACATCCATATCACTAGTATCTAGCTGACTTAAGTCTGCAACACACTCTTCAAAATTAAAATTCCATACCTGTCCTTCATATGTGTTGAAATCTGCCATATATTCTTGGGCAAACTCTGCTGAGGACATAGCTTTCTTTGCTTCTCTGATGTCATCATCACTGAAGCGTGGGTTTTCGTGATAAGTTGCTCTGATTGATGCCCAATCGTGAAACTCATCGCTGAACCCTCTGTGATAAAAATCTGCAAACCAGTTATTTCTACCCCGAGGAGTAGATATGAATACTGCTTTACTATTATCTTTATCTAGTGTAGGACGAAGGGCGACGTTAAATGCGTCTTTGCCATCAGCCAAGGCTGCTTCGTCAAAAATTATTAAGTCGTACGATCTTCCTACAGAAGAGTCGACTTGGTTTACTGAACCCATACGTATAGTAGAGCCATTTGATAGTTCTATTACTTTGTCTTTTGCGTTATCTTTTGTAACTTCTAAATCAAAATGTTTTATAAGTTGTCTTTGTAAGTCAAATGATATTTGAGACAAAGAGTAGTTAGGTGACATTATTAGAATGTTTGAACCTGGTACAAGTGAAACAAGTTGCCCGATAACATTTGCTATATATGTTTTTCCTTGCCGTCTAGAAATAGCGGCACAAACGAATCTATATTTTGGGTTGTTGACAGCATTGATTAATGCAGTCTGTGAACTATTAGGTTGTACTCCTAACAGATCAAGGTAGGAATCTATAGGTAACTTGATGAATCGATCCGCTGCTGGAAAGTCCATAAACGAATCACTTACTATGTCTGTTCTACTAATATCTAACATTAGTGCACAGTTCTATTTAATGCGTTACCTATTGATTTTGTTTCCAATATCCCTTGTGTGTTTAGTGTATGTAAAAGATACAAGTACCCAATACATATTTCACTCATAACTTGATCTCCATCGGAAATCTGTTTGGATTTTTCTGCTTTTCTATTAAGCAAAGCGAGTGTAGAAGTGCTGTAAGCAGCAATATCTTCTAACCACTCTTTATTATCCAATTTTAGCTCCATATTATCGGTACACCTAATACTTCAGCATGTGCTGCAAATATTTGGTGGTCTTGATCTTTAGTTAGGAATGTTACTTCCCCTGGTGCGATTGTAATTGAAGCCAATGTTGTATCTGCTGCATTTGCTACAGTTACTAACCTTGTTGATGCTCCAGAATTTACTAGTCTTACATATACTGCGTTCTCAAAAGTTGAAGCTGCTCCAACATTGGTACCACAAGCAACTTCTGCTGCCATTAATCTCATAGACATTTCTATCTCTCCTTAACGTTCTTTGAACGTTTCTTGCTTTTTTGCCTTGCTGCTAACATTGCATCTTCGATATCGACTTTACCATCTAGGTTTCTGTCTGTACCATTGATTATGTTCCAAAGTTGTTTAGCTTTTTGTTTAAATTTGTTTACCATTTTACCTTATTTGCCCAATATGCTGCTGACATTTTGCCTTTAGCTATATTTTTGGCGTGACGAGCTTTGAATGAGGCTCTTCTTTTTCTTTGTGCCATTGTTTTTGGAGATTTTCCTGCTCCTGACACACCCTGTTGCCCAAATCGTATAACCTTTGTCTTTGTACCAACTTTTGCTACTACGACATGAGACTTTGTTCTGTGCTTGGGCGTACGCTTTGGTTTATTAAATCCTGATACGCCCACTCTTTTTAACTTTGAGGACTTTTTACTTCTTCTTACGACCACGTGTAGTTCTCCTTATTGTTCTAACGTTGGTAGGTTTTCCACCTACTCCTTGTTTCTTAGATCGTTTTCGACTGACTGCTGATCTGATCTGCTTTTTTGTCATTCGACTTGCTTTTGCAGCTGGTACGCATTTCGGATATGCCTTCTTACCTGCTTTAGGTCTGCCACATTTTGAAAATCCACCACCTTTTTTAGGTCTAGATATATCTACCCAGTTCTGCTTAAACCATGTGCTTAGTCCACCCCTAGCCACGACGGTACTTGCCTCCTGCCTTCTTATACATTCTTACAAGATAAGCATTAGCGTATGCGCTAGGGTACACTGCAAACTTTCGTTTTGTAGCAGACTTTACTCTAGCGTATAACTTTTTATTAGTAGGTACGTTACGTTTCTTAGCTGAAGCTTTACTTCTTCTTCTTGCTCTTCTTACGGCCATGTTTAGTACCCTTCATTAACTTGCCATTGGGCATATAATGAAACCCTTTAGGCGCTTTTTTTCTTTTACGTGTAGCAGGCACTATTTCATACCTCTTTTCTTCTTGCCAGGCTTTTTCTTTTTACCTTTACCCTTTTTAGGCTTAGTGTGATAAGGCATTATTCAGCCTCGTAACAAGTCCATACACCGTAGCATAGGCCTCCTAGTGCTAATAACTTAGCTACTCCACCTGTAAATAGTACTAAACTACATACAACGATGATTACTGCTCCATCCCAAGATGTTCTCTCGGAAACTCTCTTTTTTAACCAATCCATTTATTTCTCCCATTTGCCTTTTGGGCATGATGCCCTAGTAAGCCTTGCTTTAAGTGGCATAAAACATTTGCATGCTTTACACACCTTAAACTTTGTATACTGATCGCAAGTATTACAGATTTTAATTCTGTTTTTGTGCATCAGTCTGAGGTGCAGTAACTTCTTTATAATAGACTACTACATCTTTCAGTTCGGTTATATACCTTTTTAATTCTTTCATGTTGACAGACATAACTTCATAGTCTGGTACTGTCATAGCTAGGAAAAGTACTTCACCTTCCTGGCTTTTAATTCTTTCTAATTGACTTTCCCAATTATCTGGAGTTACCACAATCCATTGTGGTACACCAAGATTTATTTCTCGGGGCATAACGGGTTGAACAAATGTTCGCTCCATTGGTTTGGCAGTTACTTCTATCTGTTTAGTTGATAGTAGACTGCAACTGGAGGCCATCATCAAGATTGTCAACGGTATTGCTAAGTTTCTCAATGTCCTCAAATGCGTGTTTTGTTCCATTATTTATTTTCCTTTCCATTTCTACTGGGTTTTCTAATATTTTTGCTGATAGCTTGTAATTCTTTATAAAATCACTGTATCGATTTAACTCTCTCTGAGCCTCTTGGCTTTTAAGTGTTTGTTCTTGCAACTGGGTAGTCTGAAGCTGGAAGTCTCCTTTGAGACTTTCTATAGCTGCTTCCTGCGTTGCGACTGCACCTTCTAGTGCTAAGTTGTTTCCAGCTAATATCAGATTCTCACTATAAAAATAGTAAGTACTAAAACCTAAGATTAGTATAATTCCTATAAATATCTGATTCATGTTCCTGTGGAGCTGCTTGTACTTGTACTTGTTCCAGTACTTGTACTAGTTGCTGTTACTGTTGTTGTAGCTGTGCTTGTATTTAAGCTTTCTATAATTTCTTGCGCCGTTGCTGTACTTGTTGAAGTGTTTGTACCTGTACTTGTATCTGTGTTCGTGTTTGTTTCTGTATTTGTTGATGTACTTGTTCCTGTTTGTGTAATTGCTGTAAGTACTTCTGCTAAAGCTGTTACAGTAGTTGTATTAACTGCATTATCTGGTACTTCCATTACTGGTGCAGGTGGCATCGTTGGTACAGTCTCTTGCTTTTGTTCGCTTGGACTGTCTGTCCAACCAAGTAGTAATATTATTACTATTAGTTCTATCATAGTTCTTTTATCCTGTAATTGAGACCTTCCGCGCCTCGTAGTTCAACTATATCTCCGTCTTGTGTTTTAAATCGAATATAGTTTGGTTGTTTTTTGTAAAATTTGCGTACAATAAAAGTTTGATCGTCTGCATCACCCCATTGACTATTATAACTTACCTGTAATTCATGATAAGTTACAAACCAACCAAGAAACCAGTACCACCAGTCTCTTATCTTAGCTAGGGTTGCCACTAACTTTCTGTAAACCAGCCTCTGCATCTGAATGTGAAGCATAGCCACACTCTCCGCCTTTCCACTTAAAGAAAAACATTCCGTCTTTCTCAAAAATTGCGCCATCTTCCATATGCTCAGGTGGACTCATTCCACTTGGCTTAGGTTCTTTCATTTTTGTTTGTGATGACTTCATGTCTTTTGTTTGATATTCGTTTTCCATTATTCGGGGCCTCCGTTATGTAGCCTGTGTGCTTTTTTCTTTTCCCAATACTCTATTGCATTTGTTATAGCTCCTTCAGCTAGTACTGAGCAGTGGAGTTTAATGGGAGGAAGTTCAAGGGCATCTGCAATGTCCTTGTCTTTAATTAATTTTGCTTGTTCTATAGTTTTGCCTTTCAGCATTTCTACAAACATTGTAGAAGAAGCGATTGCTGAACCGCAACCATAAGTCTTAAACTTAACATCTAGTATTCTATCGTTATCGTCTAGCTTAAGGTCTAGTTTCATTACATCTCCACAAGCTGGTGCTCCCACCATACCTGTTGCGACGTTTGGGTCTTTCGGATCAAACCTGCCAACTGAATGTTTTGCAGGATTGTTTAGTACGTCTTCAAAGCGTTGTACTACTTTTTGTGAGTATGCCATTAAAACCTATATCGTAGGGTAAATGCCATTCTTTCTTCAAGGTCAAGAAGATCAGATTCTTCAGACACTACTTCTAGTGCTAATGTGAAGTTCTCTCCGATATCTTTTGCGAAAGTAAGTTGTGTAAAATTAGTGTCATCTCCAAACTCACCCAATCTAAGGGTAACGTCTGCAAATGTAAGGAAAGGAAGGTCTACTTCTATTTGAGTATAGTCTGTATCTATATTACTATCATTAAACCAAAAGCCAAATGATGCCCACCCGTAGTTCATTACTAAGTAGTATTCTTCGACAGAATCCACTTCACCATCATAGTTATATTGAATTATTCCTACATCAATAGCTAAGTCATCTAAAGCGACTGCATAGCCTGTGTATAGATCATATTCAATTTCAGTTTCAGTTCCAAAGTCTACAGTTGAACCCCATGCACCTGCATAGAAGCCACTATCCTTAGAATAGCTAACGCCACCTTGAATTGCTGCTTTTCCTTGTGTTTGTGTTGCACCTCTCCAGAAGTAATCCGAAGTAAGTTGCATAGAACCTGACATGTCTGCAAAGACTGGTGTCATTGTAACTGCTAGTAGTAATGTTAATAATGTTTTCATAAGTTTTCCTTTAAGGCATCATTGAAAAATGAGTAATTAGTAAACCAGCTCCCGCAAGCAATCCTGTTGCTGCTGCTGATATTAGTATAGTTTCTAAACGAGTAATAGAGTCTCCTACATTATCAAATCGTATGCCTGATCGCTTCTCTATTCCCTCAAGTTGATTGAATACAGTTTTCCAGCGTTCGGCACAGATCGCTTCATGTGTTGTGAGTCTTGCGTCTACTTCCATAATTTCTTCGTGATTATCTTGAATCCCGCTCATATAAGTTGCCCTGTTGCTTTGAATATAAAATTCTATGTAGTAATTATATCAAAATTGATACTTGATGTCAAGAACTATTTTTTACTTGGTTATTGTATTTAGGTACTTGAATGAAGTTCTATCCTAGTACTAAACTTAATAGTATTGATGATACGCCTATAAACGAACCTATAATTACTCCCCATAATACTAGTAGTAAAAAGTCTGCTAGTAATTCTGGATCTGTTGTTGTCATTAGATATTCTTTTAGTTTTGGATTTTTCATTTATCTCTCCATGCATTTGCGCCACTCCTCTTGTATCATTTCGTCGGGATACTTTGTATAGAGTTTATCTCTACAGTATTCAAAGGTTTGGAGAAGTGTTGGCGGAGTAGCTATGTGACTTGGTATGCCCATAAAACTTGTAAGCAAGGGTATACTTACTAGTAGTATTAAAATACGCATTAGTGCGAGTTATTTAGTCCTATGTCTATAATATAGAAGGCTAGAATCATTGAGAACAAAGTAAAGAATTGAAATATGGAACCAGCAATTACTGCTCCCATAACATTCTTTACTGTCTCATGATAGTCAGGACTTTCTTTTTGCCACTGGTCAATCTCTGTGGGTGTTGCATCTCTCGATTGAAAGTTCAACTGAAGTTGACTTGGGAATTTTTCTGTGTTCATCCGCTTAGTGGATTGCCTTCAGTATCTTCTTTTAGATTTTTTACTTCGGCATTAAGTGTAGCAATGTTAGATTTAAGATCTGATACAGATTCTGACATTTTATCTAAACGTAGAATACGTTCATTTGCTTCATCATCACTTTGTAATAGACCTGCATTTAAAAACTCAATAGAAGTTTCCATAGCTTCAATCCTTAATTCGATTGCTCCAAGCCCGTCATCGGCTTCTTTTACGCCACCAATCTTTGCTTCTAGGTTATCTATCCTATTAACATAAGTGGCTCCTGTGTAACCAAATCCTGCTAGCGTACCTATGATACCAACTAGTGCTATAAATTGTGTTACTTTATTTTCTAAGAAATTCATCTTATTCTCCTAATAAATTTGGTTGTGAATTAACCATAGCAGTCATATTTTTCATATTAGTTCCTGCTAGTTCATAAAATGCTAGTACATTGTCGCCTATAACGCCACCGTCAAGTGATCTTGGCTCATACCAGCTTGTTTGTTTAGGAAGTTGTGCATTTGTGTAGGCATTGAATCCTGGCACATATCCTAAGTAGGCTACAAGAGTACTCTCGTCACCATATTTTCCTGTCTCGTCTTGAGTGCTTTCTCCTTGATCTTGCTGCTCTTCAATGTTAGCTGCTACAATTTGATCTGCAATAGTATCTGCTTCGGAAGCTGTCATAGCTCCAGACATTGCAGTATCAATCTCTCCAGATAAGTTAGAAACTTGTACGTCCACCATAGCTCCAGTAGCTGTACCACCCATTCCTGGCATAGGAGTGATAGATACAGATGTTGTTGAGCTAGATGAACTTGATGAGCTTGAGAAAGATGATCCTCCTCCAGTATTACTTGCTATAGCACTACTTGGGCTCATTGATAAAACTTGTTGTGTTTGTTGTGAAGAACTTGCAAACTGGTCTGACATACTAGGAGAACTAGAACTACTAATTCCTCCTCCACCTGTCGAGCCACCGCCACCCGATGCTCTTGAACTTCCTGTTTGGGTTGCAGATGCTCCTGCACTGCTTCCACTATAATCTGTACTTCTTGTTGCCGCTGCAATAGTTCCTTGAACGATTCTTCTTGCGGCCGCCCTTCTGGACGATCTGTCTGTTTGTTTTGCAGGCTCTGAGAATGCGATAATTTGTGGAGCCTCTTCCGCTGCTAATTCTTCAGCTTCGAAAATTTCTTCTCTTTCTGCCATTAGCTCTTCTTCGATCATTTCTTCCCGCATCTCTTGTATATCTTCAAAAATTTCTTCAACGAATTCTTCTTCAAAGATCTCTTCCTCTGGGTAAAATTCCTCTTCAAAATCTTCTTCAGTATACCTTTCTTCTTCTAGGTACTCTTCGAACTGCTCTTCGAAATCTTCTTCGAAATTTTCAAAATCTTCAAATTGTTCAAATTCTTCGTATCGCTCTTCTTCCATACGTAATCTATCTTCTAGTACTAAAACTTGGAATTCGAAGTCTTCAAGTAGTGCTTCTGTACCATACCCACCTAAGATATCGAAAGGTTCGTCATGTTGTTGTTGATAAGTATCTACATAGGTATGAAATTCTTCTACCTCTTGATCCATAATATCAAACTGCATGTCAAGGTCTTCATATTGATCCATATCACTTCGTTCAAAGTCCACCATTCCGTCGTCATTGAAAGCAACTGTACCACCGTATAGTGCATCTGCTTGATCTTGTCCAAATTCTTCTACATCTAGGGCATACCAGTCTGCGTCGGTAAAGTTATCACAACGTCCTTCATAGCAAGGGTCACTTGGGTCAAGGTATTCATCGAATTCTTCATCGTACCACATATCTTCTTCACTATACCCATTATGATCGTCATATCCATATTCGTCCATATCATCATCATAGTAGGCTACAGAATCTTGTGAAGCATACCCTTGACAAAAAGGAGCATATTGAGGATCTTGGTCACACTGTTGGTCATCGTACGCAGGCCAGTAGTATGGGCATGACTCTGAGTAGAGTTGGTCAACATCACATTGTGCACTTAGATAAGCTGATGCATATCCTGCACAAGCTGAATTAGCTAAAGGGTCACTACAGTCAATAGAGTTACCACTAGCTGCTCCGTATAAAGAACCACCGCTTTCTAGTGTATTATTCATACTGATATTGTTCCAGTCAGTATTTACACAAGTAGCATTTGTTGAACCTGTATTACACTCATCGTGATAGTAGTAAGTATATGCTTCTGCTTTACTTCCACCAGTTTCTCCGATAAGTACATCATGGTTAATAACATCTAAAGCGCCATACCTAAATTCAAAGTTATCATCTTGCCATAGTATGACTTCAAAGCTATTATCCGAAGCACGATTGTATTCTCTCATGCCATACCAACCAAATACTGTTTTATCGCTAAAATTTCTAGCTAACATTTTTGAGCCATTGTCTCGTATGAGGTCTGTCCAAAAAGGATACATAGTAAAGGTGTGTTGCCCTGTTAAGGGATCGGGAGTGTAGTCGTTACAGTATGCACCACTACTTTTGAAATGTAGACAACCATTAGTTGCCATTCTAGCTTCTGTAAAAGCTTCACCATAAAAGTCAAAAGTAAACCCTAGGCTGTGCATCGAGGATACTTGATCATCTCCAACATTAAAATTGTAAGATGTAGCTATATAATTATTTTGTAAATCTATTAAGGCTTGGTCAGCCTCATACACATATTGAGCTGCAGCGGGGCCTGCCCACACAGCTAATAGTACAAGAGTAAGATTTACCAGTTTCATTTATTTACAGACTGCGCCTGGAGCTTTTCCGCCTTTTCGTTTACAAGATTTTCCTTTTTCTACTACTTCTACATAGTTAGGTTTATCTTCTTTATTTTCTTCCCATGCTACAGTAGCTTTCTTACCAATTTCGCCCATATAAGGACAAGGTGTTCCAGCCATCTCCATTGCAGAGAATACTCTTTCGTCTTGGCATAATAAAGCAACCGATGCTACTTTCATTCCCATGTCGTATAAGTACTTAGATAGTTTTAATCTTTCACAATTTTTGTCAACAATCGCTTTTCCGCCAGAGAAACCAAATACTTGAGTCTGAACTGCTCCTGATACTCCACTAGTACATAAGTCTTGCGAATATGACATAATTGAAGGTGCGATAGCACTTGGAGGTGGAGACTTAACATTCTGGTTAATTGTCTGTACTGATTCAGATTTATTATAGTTTTCGTTTCTATTATCTGATTTAGTATTATTGTTATTAGTATTATTGTTATCAGTTTTTACATTACTGTCAGAAGTTGAGTTGTTGACGTTTGTATTAGTGTTATTACTAGTGTTGTTACTAGTACTATTATTAGTATTAGTGTTGTTGTTGGTATTAGTGTTGACATTAGCTGAAGTCGAAGTCGAGTTAACAGAAGATGTATTAACATTAGTATTGGTATTGCTATTAGTATTGTTATTGGTACTATTTGAAGTATTATTGTTTGTATTAGTGTTTGCATTAGTATTATTACTGGTGTTAGTGTTAACATTTGTGTTAGCGTTAGTATTGGTATTAGTACTAGTGTTGACGTTAGTGTTTGCGTTGGTATTAGTATTATTATTAGTGTTATTGTTTGTATTGGTATTTGT